CGTAGGAAGTTATACAAGTCTCTTAATGTACCTGTAACTCGCATGGAATCAGAAAATCAATTTAACTTAGGTAGATCTAATGAGATTACCCGAGACGAATTGAAGTTTTCTAAATTCATTAAAAGATTGCGTACACGTTTCACCCATCTATTTGATGAGCTATTAGAAGTTCAATTAGTATTAAAAGGTATTATCAATCGTAAAGATTGGCCTAAAATTCGAGAGAATATATCATTTGAATTTTCTCATGATAATTATTATTCAGAACTAAAAGAAGCAGAAATTCTTCGTGAAAGATTAAATCTAGCTAATGAAATTGATACATTTGTAGGTAAGTATTATTCATTAGCATGGATTCGTAAGAATGTTCTTCATATGTCCGAAGAAGATATAGAAGAAATGGACAAAGAAATTCAGGCCGAAGAAGAAGATCCTGATAGTCCTATGAATGATGAAGATGAAGATGATGAAGATGATAAAGAACCGGAAACTAAAGCAGAACCAAAACCTGAGCCACAAGAAGAAGAATTTACACCTGTCGAGATGAATGAAGAAGATAAAAATTTAATCTCTAAAATGTCATCTATGATAGATAATGTGAATTTAGAAGAAGATTTAACGCCACTTGAGATGAGTGATGAAGAGAAAAATCTAATTACAGAAATGACATCTTTGATGGTTAGCACAGAATTAAGCGCCGAGGAAAAGGAATAATGAAAGATCTCGAATTATACCAAGCTAAAGTTCTAGCTGCCGCAGTTCAAATATCTAAATCTGAAACTAAAAAACAGCTTTCGGAATTAAAAGAACAAATTGATAACGTTAAATTTGTTCGAGGACCAGCAGGACCACCGGGCCCCAAAGGTGATACTAATCCCGTTATTGTAGGAGCTACTGGGGGCCAGGGTGAAAGAGGAGAAAGAGGAGACGATGGCAATTCTTTAACAGAAGCAGGTATATTTGAAGATAATTTAGTATTAGGCTTTACTGATGGTGAAAAATTAGATGTAGGTAAAGTAATAGGTCCAAGAGGCGGACAAGGAAAACAAGGTGTAATTGGCGAAGAAGGTCCTATTGGAGTCAAGGGACTTAGAGGTGAATTGGGCCCTATTGGTCCTCAAGGTGTGAAAGGAGACAAAGGTGATAAAGGAGATCTCGGCAATACCGGTGATACCGGACCCATTGGTTTACAAGGAAATGTTGGAACTAAGGGCGATCAAGGCGAAAGAGGCCAGACAGGACAGTCAGGCACAACAGGAACGGCGGGAACGCCGGGCGGCCCTGTCGGCCCAATTGGTTCGAGAGGCGAGAAAGGTCCCGCTGGTCCAATCGGCCCAGAAGGGCCAGAAGGGCCAGATGGTAGACTTGTTGATTTAAAACCTTTACAAACTGAACTAGAAGGCAATCTAAAATCTTTTAAAGATAGTATCAGTTCTCAAGTTACACGATTAGCTTTATCAGGAGGTGGTGGTTCTTCTGGTGGTGGTGAAGTATTATTACATAGGCTGGACGATGTAGATTATAATACCACTCAATCTCCTACAGATGGGCAAGCACTAATATATAATACTACTAAAGGAAAATGGGAAGCTAATTCAGCAACCATGGCTCTAGTTATAAAAGAAGAAGGTTCTGTAGTATCTTCTCTTATTTCTACTTTGAACTTTGTTGGTGCTACTGTTACCGCTTCTAATACTAGTACTACAGATCTGAAAATTAACGTACATCCAGAAGCTGCTTTTATAGCAAATTCAGTAGCAAGAGGATTGTTTTCTACTTTAACACAATTAGCAAACACTAATACATTTACTGTTCGTACTACAGGTGCAGAACAAACAATGCAACCCAGTTTAATTGTAGCTAATACTGGTATATTTCAACAAGGTATGCCTGTTAGACAAGCAGGTGGTAATAATGTTACTCTAGCACTATCTGATAATGGTAAACTTATATGGTGTGTTAATACTGCTAGTGCTATGAATATTCATATTCCTACTAATGCTTCTGTAGCATTTCCAGTAGGTGCTGAAATGACATTTCTACAGAAATTGACACATGCATCAGCTAATACATTAGGATTCTCTCCGGCAGCAGGTGTTACTCTTGATTCTAAAGAAGCAGCTAATACAGTAGCAGATAGACATACTGCGGCCACATTGAAGAAATTAGCTACTAACACTTGGATATTGATAGGAAATTTATCTTAATAGTAATGAACTAGAAATTATAAATACATTTAAGGAGAGTTTAATGGATGTTCAAGACAGACTAAGTGATGCAGTAACACATTTAGGTAATGATGAAACCACTAAGTTTCGTGATATTGTATATGATGTTTTAGCATTCAAAGCAAACGAAAGAATTGATTCTGAAAAACACAGAATCGCATCAACACTATTCAGTTCTGAGGAAGAATCGAGCAATGAAGAAATTTAAGAGTCTAAGAGAAGCTGTAACTGATCATAATGTTCCTAAGAAGGACGATGAAAAGAATATGTCTAAGAATGACGTAAAGTTTGCCGATCTTCATACAGTAGAAACTGATGATCATCCTGTAGCTACAGATGCACAACATCCTAAGAAGGGCAAAAAGAAGTTCTCGGGTGTTCGAAAAGTAAAGGCCAACGAAGAGGTCGATATTGAAGTAGAAATAGCCATCGAAGAAGAAGTTTTTCTTGATGAAGCTTTAAAAGCAGGCATGATGAAGTTAAAAGACGGCAAATCTGTTAAAGTAAGTAAAGAAGACGCCGCTACACTAAATTCCGTATTAGAAGATCTGAATCCTGATAATCGTAAGCGTATGGAAGAAGAATTGAAAAAAGACGTAAAGTCGTATAAGAGTATGCTTACTTTCGCGAAGAGGACTGGTTAATGCCTATTGTAACTAAATCTAATAAACCAAATGGGTATGTAGTATTTTCAACTTCAGCCACAGATGGTTTTAAATTAAATCATGCAACTTTACCATCAGCAAATGCTGCCGGCGAAACTGTTGCCGAGATGTCTATTTCAGAAGTAATGTGGTCAGTTAATGGTACTAATCGCTGGACAGTAACTAGAGGTGCTAATACTGTAGCTGTATTAAGTGGTAGTGGCAATCATGATTATCAATCTAGTGGTATGAGTTTAGAACATTATTTAGGTGATAGACAAGCTAATGTTATATTTGCACTTTCTGGTGGTACCGGTACAGTAGTAGCTAAGTTCCATAAGAAATCCGGAGAATAACATGAAACTCATTACCGAAGTTTTAGAAGATAGTGTACAATATATAACCGAAGCTAATGCTGAAGGCGAGAAAGAATACTTTATTGAAGGTGTTTTTATGCAAGCCAACAAACCTAATCGTAATGGGCGGATATATCCTACGGGCATATTAGAAAACGAAGTTAAACGTTATAATAAAGAATATGTAATGAAGAACCGTGCTTTTGGTGAGTTGGGTCATCCTCAAGGACCAACTATCAATTTAGAACGTGTCTCTCATATGATTAAAGAATTATATCAAGATGGTGACAATTTCATAGGTCGGGCCAAGATTATGGATTCACCTTATGGTACTATTGTAAAGAATTTAATTAAAGAAGGGGCATCATTAGGCGTTTCCTCGCGTGGTATGGGTTCTCTTAAAACTAAGAATGGTATTAATGAAGTACAAAAAGATTTTTATCTCGCCACTGCCGCTGATATAGTAGCTGATCCATCGGCTCCTGATGCTTTTGTTGAAGGTATTATGGAAGGGGTAGATTGGGTTATGAATAATGGTAGATGGGTAGAAACTTTTGTCGAAAAATCTCAACATGAGATTAAGAAAGCTAGTAAATCCCAATTAGAATCGACCAAACTGCGAATCTTCGAAAATTTCATGAAGAAAATTTAATTAATATTAAAATAACAATTATTATAAATATTTAAGAAACATAGTAAAAAGGAGCATATAATATGTCCGACGAGAATACAGAAATTCTTGAAGACGCTACTACAGAAGAAAATCTTCAAGAATTCAAATCCGACGATGGGCAATCAGAATTGCCTGAGCCCGTTGGAACAAAGAAAAAGAAATCTACTAAAGTAGGTATGCTTAATGACATGATGACTAAACTTCATGGCATGAATAAAGAAACTCTCAAGGGTCTTCATAGTAAGATGATGGAAGAAGTAGAAGATGATGATAGCGAAGAGATTGTGGAAGATACTACAGACGAAGATGCTATTACAGTATCTTCAGAAGATATCGATCTATCTGCCGACGTAGCAGCTATGTTCGGTGATGAAGAGTTATCAGAAGAGTTCAAGCAAAAGGCCACTACTATTTTCGAGGCCGCTGTTGTTTCTAAAATTAACGAGAAGCTAACAGAAGTAACTCAAAAACTAGAATCAGACAATCTACTAGAATCAAGTAAATTACATGAAGAAATGGTAGAAAAGACTGACAATTTCTTAGATTATGTAATTAACGAATGGAATGAAGATAATCGTTTAGCTATTGAATCTGGTATTCGTACTGAGATTTCCGAAGAATTTATGGCTGGCCTCAAGAAGTTATTTGAGGATAGTCATATTGATATTCCTGAAGATAAGGTCGATGTTCTAGCAGATGTTTCTGAGAAATCAGAAGAGTTAGAAGAGAGTCTTAACAGGGAAATCGCAAAGAATGTCGATCTATCTAATAGTATCGAAAAAATGATTCGTGGCAATGTTGTTACGGAAGCTTCCTTTGCGCTAACCGATGCTAATTCTGAGAAGTTAGATAATCTAGCTGCTGGTGTAGAGTTTGTATCAGAAGAAGATTTTCGCGAGAAAGTCTCCATGATTAAAGAAAGTTATTTCACCGACGAAGATAAAGTAGAAGGTTTCGTTGATGAGAATGAACCTCTAGAAGTAACAGAGGATGAAGCACCTCTACCTAAAAATATGGTACACTATGCCGCCGCCATTTCTAGAAGTATTAAGAAATAAGGTATTTTATAAATAATAAAAGACAATAGTAAGTAATAAAGGAGTTACAAATAATGCTAACTGAAGATCTAGTCCAGAAGTGGCAACCAGTTCTCGAACATCCAGAATTAAGTAATATTACGGATGCTCATAAGAGGCAGGTCACCGCCGTCCTTCTAGAAAACCAGGAGAAGGCTTCACGCGAAGCAGGCTTCGGTTCAGGTGGATATCAAAGTCCAACACTACTTGGTGAGGCCGCGCCATCCAATGCGATGGGTGCTTCCTCTTCAACCGCTAGTGATGGTTCAGTCGATATCTTCGATCCCGTACTAATCTCACTCGTTCGTCGGTCCATGCCAAACATGGTCGCTTATGACGTTTGTGGTGTGCAGCCAATGACAGGTCCAACTGGACTTATCTTTGCTATGCGCTCACGTTTCAACAGCCAGACCCAAGCAGAAGCACTTCATGACGAAGCTAATACTTCGCATTCTGCTACCGGTTCAACTACTGCTAATACCGCCAACTTTGCTGGTGTTATCGATGGTTCCGCTGGTGGTCTACAGTCTGGTGATGACCCAACTGCCCGCGCTAGTGGTGGTGCTTATAGCCCACATACTGGTATGTCAACGGCCTCTGGTGAAGCACTAGGAGATGCCGCTGCAAACGCATTCTCCGAGATGGCTTTCTCAGTCGAGAAGGTTGCTGTAACCGCAGTATCTCGCGCTCTAAAGGCAGAGTACACCATGGAACTCGCACAGGATCTTAAAGCCATTCACGGCCTAGATGCTGAGACCGAGCTTTCAAACATTCTTTCCGCTGAAATTCTTGCAGAAATTAACCGGGAAGTCGTTCGTACCATTAACTATACTGCTACCGCTGGTGCTCAAGAGAACACCTCAGCCGCAGGTACTTTCAACCTAGATGTCGATTCAAATGGCCGGTGGTCAGTTGAGAAGTTCAAGGGTATGATCTTCCAAATCGAACGCGAAGCTAACCAGATCGCTAAGTCAACTCGTCGCGGCAAGGGTAATATCCTAATCTGCGGTTCTGATGTAGCTTCTGCTCTTCAGATGGCCGGTGTTCTAGATTATGCTCCTGCACTAGCTAGTAATCTTAACGTAGATGATACAGGCAATACCTTTGCTGGTGTCATGAACGGTCGGATTAAAGTTTATGTAGATCCATATTTCTCAAGCGCATCTGGTAATCAGTACTTCACCGTAGGTTATAAGGGTTCAAGCGCATTCGACGCTGGTCTCTTCTACTGCCCATACGTTCCACTTCAGATGGTTCGTGCGGTTGGTGAGAATACCTTCCAGCCAAAGATTGGCTTCAAGACCCGCTACGGCATGGTCGCCAATCCTTTTGCTACCACTAGTGCTGATGGTGCTATCGCATTCGCTAAGAAGAATGTTTACTACCGTCTAGTTACTGTTTCTAACCTAATGTAAGATCTGAGTTTATCAGACCTGATTAAGAGGGGGCTTCGGCCCTCTCTTTTTTTATAAATACATTAGGAGGTATAAAATGGCATCAGATCCAACTAATAAAAATTTTCTTGGCCAAACAGGATTTAGATTGGTGCTTGAAAGAACACCAACAATGAACTATTTTTCCCAATCAGCTAGTTTGCCTGGGATTTCTCTGGGAACATCTAATGTAGTTAATCCACTACTTGATTATCCTCTGCCCGGTGAAAAATTAACATTCTCACCTTTCGATATCTCTTTCAGAGTAGACGAAGATTTAAAGAACTATATAGAGATATATAATTGGT